AAGTAGCTGATAAACCAGAAGGAAAAATGTAAATGATTAAAGCCCCAGGCTGGTGTCCGAATGCTATTCCAACTCTGAAAGGTTGGAAGCATCACGTAAGACCAGAAATTCTTAAACCTGCTAAACTTACTCAAGAACAAATTGATGAGTATAATGGTGTTCAAGTCTTGGTAGAAGCTGAACCAGCTCCTATTGCACCTACAGCCACTATGTTAACATCTGCTGATGATGACTTCTCAAACATGAGTAAGTCTGAACTTGAAGAGGTTGGTCGTGAACATGGTATTGAGCTTGACCGTAGGAAGAGCAGAAAAACTTTGATAGATACTTTGAAAGGCGTAATGCTAACAGAATAACAAAGTTTGGAATATCATGAATATTGAATTGACTGAGGATAACCTTCCTCTGTATGCAGCAAAACATTACTATAATCCACTTGGTGCAGATCATGATGAATTTATAGAAGACCTTAAAAGGTTTAAATATGTAAAGAGATTAGTGAATAGGTACATTGAGTCAGGCTATCTTGCAGATCGCCTTATTCTAAATCACCTTATCGTACTTCACAATGTGTTTGGTGTGAAACCAACAGTGGAGATGTTAAAGATAAGATTAGATAAACCTCAATGGCCTATCATTAAACCTTTTCTGATATATTTAAGAATGATTGATAATACAGAAATAATCGATGTAACTATGGATGAGACTGTAGTACAGGCACTAAGGAATATTTAAATGGGACTTTTATCAAGAGCAGGTGATCTAGTTTACACCCTGAGGTTTCTCAGGTTGCTCACTACGCCGTTTGATAAAACTACAGCATTTGAATTAGGGCTCATAGATGAAAAAGGCAAGAAACTTAAAAAGCCTGAAACAAAAGATGAGAAGGTAGCCTATAATACATTTCATAGGCTAGTGTTTAATATTAAGAAACTAATCCCTGGTAAGAAACTAGGTTCTTATGCAGCTGCTCTTTACTTGATGAAAGAGAAATATGGTGTAAGTAACTTTGATAAGGTTCTAAAAGAAAGTAATATTGATCCTCTTGATCTACTAGCTGAGAACAACGAATGGTTTATGTTAGAAGAAAAGCAGTTATCGCCAGGTGTCTATAGGGTAAATGGTAATAAGGTTCTAAACAAGAACTGCGAAGAATTGGTAAAGACAAGAGATCAGGTACGGATACCAGAGAACTGTTATCCTGTTGGTGATGTATTAGGTTTAGACATCTATGAAGTGATACATTTAAAATCTATGCAGAACATATACGTTACTGCAGGGGAACTAATCAGATGAAGAAAAAAGTTAAAGAAGATGCACCAACAAATTCAATAGCACATGGTGGCGTTGATATGGCTCCTAATACAGGTCCGAGAGTAAAAGAAATATCTGTAACAGATAAGCGCAGGAGAAAGGATAAACATCCGGTTCTACTTAAAAGGTTCCGTAAGTTTATAAACCATCAAGATGATTAACTTTAAAGATTATATTGGTGAGCCAGAATCGCTAAATGAAAATGCTCTTAAGGCATTAAGAGTTGCAACAAAGGCTCATAAAGGCCAGTCTAGGAAAAGTGGTGGTGAATACATTGATCATCCTAAAGAAGTTGCTCGATTTGTAAAACAATTTAAAAAATCTAATAACCTTTCTGCATTAATCCAAGCAGCTTATCTACATGATACACTGGAAGATACTGACACAACTTATGCAGATTTGGTTAAACAATTTGGTGGTTTAGTAGCAGATATGGTTCAGCAACTAACTACAGATAAAAAAGCATCTGATGCTATTGGCAAGGGTGAATACATTGCAAACAAAATGGCTAAAATGTCTAGTTGGGCATTAGTTGTTAAGTTAGCAGATCGTCTTGCTAATGTACAAGACATTGATACACGTCCTGCAGATTTTCAAAAGAAGTATGCTGCTCAGACAAGATTAGCATTAAAACGCCTTAGATCAGATAGATATTTAAGTAAAACTCATAATAAAATTATGACTGCTATTGAGAAAAAAATCAAGGAGTATTAAACCATGATTAAACTTTATATTGCACTTTTTATTCTCAGTATGATGGCAGCTATTGGTTATGCTGGAAAATATTATTATGATTCTACACAAGCAACGATAGCTACACTCAGAGAGAATAATGTCAAGCTAGTAAATGTAGCGGAAACTCTACAGAATACAGTTGAGACTATGGAAGCTGATGCTAAAAGAAATGAAGAATTAAATCGTAACCTTACTAGGAGGTTACAGCAATCGTCAAGACACCTTGATAAACTAAGAGGTGTATTGGCTAAAATTGATCTAACTATGGAAGCAATCCAAGATCCAGAAGGCTTGGAAGAAAGAGTGAACAATGCGGTTAACAGACTTATCCAAAGAATTGAAAGCGAAACATCTCCTGATCCTATCACCGCTGATGCTGATGGGGTGTCTGGGGAGTCAAGCGGAACCGACAGTAGCAGTAAAGACTGAATACGTCGAACAAAGAATTCCTATTCAAGAACCACCTAAAGGTGTTAACTTTCCACCTGTGGAATGGTTTATTTTGACGCCTGAAAATATGGAAGAAAAGATTGCAGAGATTGAAGCATCTACTGGTTCAGCTGTACTCTTTGCTATTACACCAAAAGGATATGAAAACCTTGCAATTGGTATTGGTGATCTTCGCAGATATATTAAAGATGAGCAAGCAATCGTTGGTTACTATGAGGAAGCACTAGCTCCTAAAGAACCTGAAGAGCCTGAAACAAAAGAATAAAACTGTTTCAAAAAAAGATACAATATTTAGAAAATAATTGTTACATTTTACTACATTTAGCTGTTTACAAGATACCTGATATGATATATAATACTACCTAATGAGATAAGGTATTTCCCTTATTCATATTTTCACGGAGTATTAAATGCTATTTACGGAGCAAATCGCTAGAAAGCCCGACCTCTATCCTTGGACCAAACAATTCATAGAGGCAATCTGGAAAGGCTTTTGGACACCAGAGGAGTTCAACTTTCGGTCCGACTATTCACAATTTAAAAATGATCTTACACCAGCAGAACAACAAGTTGTTGTTAAGACAATGTCTGCCATTGGCCAGATTGAGATTGCAGTAAAATCTTTCTGGGCTGATGTAGGCAATCATCTACCACATCCATCAATTAAAGACTTAGGCTATGCAATGGCCAACTCAGAGGTTATCCATAATATGGCCTATGAGAAAATTCTTGATGTGCTACATCTCACACACGTGTTTGAAGAGAACCTTAATGTAGATGTAATCAAAGGGCGAGTTAATTACTTGCGCAAGTATAATAAAAAAGTATATAAAGATGAACGTAAACAATACATTTATTCTATTATGTTGTTTACACTCTTTGTTGAAAATGTAAGTCTGTTTAGTCAATTCTATATTATTATGCATATGAACCGTAATAAAGCAGTAATGAAAGATTGTGCTCAGCAAGTGCAATATACACGTAATGAAGAGATGCTACACGCACAAGTAGGTATCAAACTAATTCAAACTCTCCGTGAAGAATACCCTGAGTTGTTTGATAAAGAATTAGAAGCACGTGTACAACAAGAATGTATCGACTCACTTAAAGCAGAAAGTAAAGTGATTGATTGGATTATGGACGGACATTCCGCACCAGGTCTGAGTGCTGATATTCTTAAATCATTTATTGCAAAGCGCATGGCAGATTCAATTGATGCCATTGGTTTTGATAGTAGTGAAATTGAATATAATCAAGAATACGTTGATGAAACATTCTGGTTCGATGAAGAACTATATGGAGCCAACATGACTGATTTCTTTCAGAAACGTCCTGTTGAATATGCAAAAGGTCAAGGCATTTCCGCTGATGACTTATTTTAAGGAGTAGATAATGGGCTTTGAATGGGCTAACGATGAGTCACGGATATTTTTATCTCGTGGCTACATTGACGGAAATATGACTGTCGAAGAAAGAGTACGAAATATTGCTCAGACAGCAGAAACAATTTTAGATAGTGAAGGTTTTGCAGATAAATTCTATGACTACATGAGTCGTGGTTTCTATTCTCTGTCATCTCCTGTATGGTCAAACTTTGGTACTAAGAAAGGTTTACCTATTTCTTGTAATGGTGTCTTTATTAATGATAACATGGAGTCCATTCTAAAGAAAACTGCAGAAGTTGGTATGCAGACTAAGATGGGCGCAGGCACTTCTGGCTACTATGGTGCGCTTCGCCCACGGGGTGAGCCAATTAAATCTGGTGGAACTGCTGATGGACCTGTACACTTTATGAACTTAACCGAAACAACAGTTGATGTTGTTGCACAAGGTAATGTTCGTAGAGGATCCTTTGCTGGTTATCTTGATGTTGAGTCGCCAGATATTATGGAGTTCCTAGAGTGTCGTGAGGAAGGTTCTTCTATTATTAATATGAGCCTAGGTGTTTGTATTGGTGATGAGTGGATGCAATCTATGATTGATGGAGACGGAGATAAGAGAACCTTGTGGGCTCGTATCTTGCGTAAACGTCGAGAGAGTGGCTATCCTTATCTGTTCTTTAAAGATACAGTAAACAATAATGCACCACGTGTCTTGCGTGATAACAATATTAAAATCTGGGCATCTAATCTATGTTCAGAAATCTGTCTACCTTCTAATGAAGATGAGTCGTTTGTTTGTAATCTAGCATCTATGAACTTGTTAACATATGACGAGTGGAAAGATACAGATGCTGTTGAGACAATGATCTATTTCTTAGATGCTGTAATGGAAGAATATATTGAAAAGACACAAGGCATTCCGTTTATGGAATCTGCATATAACTTTGCACTTCGTTGGCGTGCTCTTGGTTTAGGTCAACTAGGCTGGCATTCTTATCTACAAGCTAGTATGATTCCGTTTGAGTCCTTTGAAGCACATCTTAAAGCAACAGAGATCAGTAAGTTTATTGATGAACGTGCTAAGTTAGCATCACAAGAACTAGCAGAAGAATATGGTGAACCAGAAGGTATGCTAGGATATGGTATGCGCAATCTTACTACTTGTGCTATTGCTCCTACTACAAGCTCATCATTTATTCTAGGTCAAGTATCACCATCTATTGAACCATTAGCATCTAATTACTTTACTAAAGATTTGGCAAAAGGTAAGTTTACTTATCGTAACCCATATCTAAAGAAAGTATTAGAACTACACGAAAAAGATGATGTTGAAACTTGGATGGATATTCTTAAACATGGTGGTTCTGTACAACAACTAGACTTCTTGTCTCAAAACGAGAAAGATGTATTTAAAACATTCTCAGAAATATCACCATTGGTCATTGTCCAACAAGCTGCTGCAAGGCAGAAATATATAGACCAAGCGCAAAGTTTAAACATTCTAATCCACCCTGATGTACCAGCTAAGGATGTAAATGCATTGATTATAGAAGGATGGAAACTAGGTGTAAAAACATTCTATTATCAAAGATCAGCTAACCCTGCTCAAGAATTGGTAAGAGATATTATGAATTGTGCAGCGTGTGAAGCATAGGGAGAATAAATTGAGCAGTAAAAACCACGAAATAGAATGTCCAATGTGTGAGGCACATTGTCTTGTCGAGGTAAAAAATTCAGATGATGTACCAGAGCACTGTCCAATGTGCGGGCATCCGATAGACATAGATGAAGAAATGTTTGAGGACTACGAGGACTAAATGTTAACAGTAACACCAGCAGCAAAAGAATACTTGGCAAGTGTAGGTAAACCTAACGTATCACTTTCCGTAAAAGGTGGTGGCTGTTCTGGTTTTCAATACGAGTGGGGAACTACCGATAAAGAACCTACAGTAGAAAATCTATGGCTAGATCCTATGGCAGAAATGTTTGTATTTGGTTGTGAGGTAGATTATATTACTGAACTTGGTGGTAGTTACCTTACAGTCAAGAACCCTAACGCCACTGCAAGCTGTGGATGTGGAGAATCCTTTGCCGTATAAATAGTTCTAACTTGAACAGGATATATTATGTGGCTATTTGAAGAACAAACTTTTGATCCCACCCCGGAGGCGTTAGCCACTTGGGTGGGATTTGTATATGAAGTCAATGATACCGCTAACGGGAAAAAGTATATAGGCAAAAA